GTCTGCTGTGATAGCGTTTTCAGCAATATTTATTTCATCAAACAATTCCTCGTCACTAAGGCCGCGTGGGTCTATCCCTAACTCAGCAACGCGTTCCTCTAAGTCTGAAGCCTCCCTCCAAGCTACGGCTTCGGCGTCAAAATCACTAAACCATTGTTTCGTTATCGCGTCTGTTTCAACAGCATTTACAAATTCATCTGGGTCAACTTCAGTATTATAAGTGTCGATTTTTGAAGGAAAAAAACCTTCCTCTTGCGCAGCTTTTTTCATGTCCTCTAGGTCAAGACCTTTGTTGTTTAGAACGCGAAAGCCAACTGTATCTAGCCTGTCAGCTAAGTCTGAAACACCAATACTCTTAGGGTTTATGCCACCTTTATTTCTTATGAAGTTAGTCAAATTTGTTGTTGGCTTTTTCTTTGCCGCTGCTAGCGTTGGTGGTAAATCCTTGCCTTTACCTGGCACTTCTAAAGGCGGTTCGTCTGCTAATTGCAGCAGTCTGTTTGTTTTTATATCGACTTCGCGCTTATACTCAGTGCGTAGTGCGGGGTCAGTCTTTAACACTGCCTCTACACGAACAGGCTCACCGTTTGCAGTTTGTGCAATAGCAGACCTGTATGCTTGCACAACCGTTTCTGGCGTTGAGCGTGAAAACACATCTGTTAGCTTGCCGCCAACACCAGTAACCGTTCCACCAAGTATGCTTCCGGCAGTTACATTTATAAATGCGTCCATAAGGCCATAATCAGGGTCTTGTTCAAAATAAGAACCAGGCAAAGCTACGCCTGCTTCAAAAGCAAGCCCAGCCAACCCAGCCTCGCCAGCACCAGCAGCAACCCGACCCGCTGTAGCCCCATATTTTGCAGTAATACCAGACACAGCCCTTGCTGAAGCTGCCCGTGCAGGCGCGTACAAACCAACTGCCAGCGGTGCAGCAAAAGCTATGCCTACGTTTACAGGGTCAAAAATACTTCCGACTACGCTAGCGCCAAATCTTGCTGCACTTGTGCTAAAGTCTCTCTGCGCACGGGATAAGACTAAATCCCTTTCATACCTTCTGTCATGCGCCTCTGCTAAAGACCTAGCTACACTTTCGCGCACCCCTGTATTTGGGATGCTTAATCCATCTCTAAAATATTGGCTTTCATTGTATTCGTCTTTTGTAAGGACACGCTCATCATAAAATTGCCTAGAAATGGCACTGCCGACACTACTAAGTTTTTGCACACCAAATGATGTTGCACCAAAAAACTCAGCACTTAAAACATCTCCTGTGCTTGCTGGCGTGTACTGAAAGTAGTTATCCACATGCGACTTAGAAAAGTTCATTTGCGGGTAGTAAATATTCATCAAAATGTCTCAACATCAAAAGCGTCTATTTCAGCGCTAGGACGAATAGGTGCGGCAGATTTGCCTGCTTGAATCTTCGCCTGTTGCGCTGCTTGTATGCTAAGTATTTCAGACAGACTCTTAGAAATAGGCTCTGCCTCAGAATCAAATACCGCCCCGCCATTCCTGTCTACCAAAATAGCTTGAGAACCATCACTGCTAATAATCCACCCAAAACCAGTCTTAACTTCAGTTAGATATTGGTCTTTTTCCATGTCGTATGTTTTTTCAACTTTGGCGTATGGGCTAGACCTATAGTAAACATCATCAACACCCAATTTAGCTACAGCCAAGTTTAGCCTTTTCTCAATGAAGTCAGCATCATTCTGCAAGTATTTTGGGAGTCTTAGGCTTGTGCCTTTATTAGGAAAGGTGTCTATGTAAGAATATCTCTCATCAAATATCGTAGCCGCTTGGTCAATGTAGCCTTGGATATTAGTGGCATCCACTTTGTTGTCGCCACTTAAACTTTTGCCATCTTCTTGTATTAAAAATACAGCCAAATTGCTAATCATATCTATATGCTGTTGACGCGCATCCCTCATGCCCTGGGTATCGGCTGCGGCACTTCTTATGGAGTCACCTTGAAAGTCAACAAACAAACCGCCAAGCATAGAGTTCAAGTGTTTCTTTACTTCACCATTAGTGCGCACTTGTTCATTTAATAAGTCTCTGTTCTGGGGCGTCACGCTTATCTTGATGTTCCCAGGCTGTGCTGAACTAAGTAGTTGCTTGGACATAGGTGCGTCTGGTGCATTTGCTACATAATTAAGGGCTAACTTAAATTCACCCGCCCTTAACTGGCGCATTGCAGCCGCTTCAACCTCTGGCCTAACAGGGCTGTCTGGGTCTGAAGATATGCCGCCAACCGCCGCCAATGCCGCTGTGACATCCTCTGGGGTTTGGGCTTGGCTAATAGCGTTACTAAATGTATTGACTTCTGCTACAGTAAAAACTTTTATCTGGTTGCCTCTTAAACCCATTTCTGACTGTGCAGTTATTATCTGGTCTTTTGTCGGCCCCTTTGTTGGGTCAGACACATTTGGGAATTTACGCTTAAAGTTTTCTACAACATAACTGGCAGGGTCAGCAGCTATTAACTCTTTTCTGCGCGTCATAGCTTTGTCAAACATTGACACTTCAAGCTCACGCTGTCTTGCCAAATCAGTTCCAGCGGCAGCGCGTGATTGGCTAGAAAGTATATCTCTTTGGTCAGATATTTGTTTGGGAGAAGCGAAAGTTAAGTTATCGACCACATCAAAAGTAGTTGCAGCAACTGATGCTTGCAAATCTACATCATTTGCCAATTCATATTGACCAGTTTGGCGTAGTGCATTTGAAGCGGCTGCTGCTTTATCTGCACCCTTACCTGTGGTTCGGATAGATGCCAAAGCATTTTCAGCGTCAACTTTAGCTTGGGCTGTTAGCGGGCCTTTAAGGTAGCTGATGTGGCTCTCATAAAGATTAGCAATCTGCCCAATTTCAGCAGCGGTGCGGCCTTTGCCGCGGCCTTCACCTTTTAGTGTTCTTTCTTTTTCGCCTTCAAAATATGAAATGGATTTGTTTGTGTCTGTTGTTTCTGATAAAATCTCACGCTTATCTATCTCAAATCCAACAGAATCTATTGTCCAGCCTACATTTAGCCCATCGTTATTGGCGTCCAAAATTAAGTTGTTTATGTCACTCATAATCTCTGGACGTAGACCTTTATTTGACACAGCCTCATCTATATAAACGCCAATGGCGGTTTGTGCCTGGTTTTTTCTTTGGGCTTGTTGTTGAGTAAAAACCTTTGCCCTGCCGATTGCCAATTTGCTATCTATGGCGCGTGATAAATTATCTTTTACAAATGCCCTTTGGCTTCTTGTTAAATCAGTTCTGGAATCAATGTCAGCTATAGCGCCTTTTTTAAAAGCGCCTGCTTCTATGTCAAACCCACTGACGGTGCTGCTTTTGGGGTTATCAATTAACTGTTGTGCCTGAGGAACGTAGTTAGATATGGCTTCGTTTTTTGCTTCGCCAGCTTGCGCCTTTTTCTCAGCCATGCCAAATTGGTTGGCTATATTACTTACAGTTTCACCAAGACTAGCCATAGCCCTACCTGGCGCTTCAAAAGCAGCACTACTTGCGCGTTGACTTAGCTGCCCTGTTGCTAGCCCCACTCTCGGCCCTTGGCCTTTGTTGTAAATTGGTATTCTCATGCCTTACCCCATAAGTGAGGCAGCTTTAGAACCGCCTTGTAACAATGATTGATATGACTGTGTTTTTAAAGATGATGCACGGGCGCGACCCTCTGCGCGGGCTAACGTGGCTGATGCCTCGGCTGCGGTCTGTTGCACATCGCTGGCATACTGCACACGCAGCGCATCCATCTCTGTGTTGAAGTAAGTGTCTGCCAGTGCCTGCATTGGACTTCCAGACATTTGAACACCTGATGCCGCTGTAGCAACCGTCTGTGTAGCTATAAGTCTTTCTGACTGCTGGCGTAGGTTAGCTTCCTCGTCTACCTTTTCACGGGCTTGGAGAATAGCCTCGTTTTCCATGACCTTTGCATTGTATTCAGCAGTTTGCTTGGCAGCTTTTGCCGCGGCCTGGTTGCCCTTGAAACCCATAATGCCGCCAGTAACGGCTGCGGCGGCAGCTAGTTCAACACTCATTACGTCACCCTTGCCATGCGGTAGTAATCGCTACCGTCTGGCCCAAACTTATGCATAATACCTTCATTCTCAAATCCCATCCATGTGGCGAATCTAATCGCCTCTGGGTCGCCCATGTGAATACTAGCCTGGACGCGATGCAAACCTGTTGTTGCCAGTATACTACTAAACAACGTCTTAGCATACCTAGCCAGTGATAGCTTCCATTTAGGCGCATGCTTTGACAGGATAACCCAGCCCTCCCCGACACCAGGCCACATCTCATGTATGCCACCAACAGCAACAACGTCCTTGTCGCCCATGATTGCATAGCCAATCACTTGCTGCCCGTTGTCAAATGCAGCCCTCATGCTTTCTGGAAAGTCAAAGTCAGTCTCAATGCTGTTAATAAGACTAGAGTTAAATGGCACAATCCTAAGCATCGAAAGTATTTGACCTCCGCATGATTGCCAGCACTGTCATAGGTAATGGTTGTGATTGCCGTACAATAACTCGCGCATCAGTCTCGTATCCAGATGGGAAGTATATTTCTTTATCGCCCGTAAACAACGGCACAGCTTTATCCATAGCCATGCTACTGTCGCGGAACGGCAATCTGTCCAGGTTGTCTGTATCTGGCCCTAGTTCTGCACCGACTGTGTTAAAGAACCTCGCTGTCACCCCATGGATACGCTTTATCTTACCTTGCGAAACGCCATCATCAGCGCCAGCCTCTAGCCTTAGTGTCTCCACGGTTGAGGAGTATGAATAGCCTACATGCACCTTTGATGCTGTGCGGTCTAACGTAACTGCGCCAGCAGATACTGTTCTGTCTGGGTGGGTAGCACCATCAGCAAGAATAGATACAACTTGACCCTCTAGGTGGTTCAAGCCTGTAATTGTGCTGGTAGCTGTGCTGTCGTAGGTAAGGCCACTGTCTACAAAAAACGCATCAGCCACATCATCGCCAAACTCAATAGTTTTAATAAACTCAATGTGGCGCACTGTACTACCATCAATGGTACGTTTGACAGATACATAAACCTGGTCTTCTGCGCCTGATGGAATGGCAGTTACACTCTCAACAATTCCGCTGCCGCCAATGGTGTGGTCATGCCATCCAACAGCAGCATTTGCACGGTCATAGGTAAGACCAACTAAACGCCCGTCATTATGCACAAACCATAAAATTAACTCTGGTTCCTGTTGCCATACCATATCAGTAAGACCGCCGCGCGGGATGTGGTCTGCTAGAATTGTTAAATCTATTCCCAACAATCCGTCAGTGTCCAAGTCAAATGTAATCTCTTTTACTTTCTCTTGGCCTTTCTGAATAAGAATAGTGCTGTTACCAGCGCGAACTGGTCTAATGTCTGATGTTCCAAATGTTGTTTCACGCAGCACGTTTACGTTTGTAGGTGTAACTGGCTGGGAACCTGTGCCGCCTGATAGTGTAAATTCCGCGCCTGTTGTTAAAACTTGCAAAAATCTAGCTGGCAATAGATGCCTAATAACATTAACGCTGTCAGATGCAATCGTAATGTTTACCGCGTCATCATCTAGTATGCCTGGGGTGTGGTTTTCAAAATCTGCTGACACACTGCCAAATATTGTCTGTGGCTGGCCCGTAGTGCCAGCAAAGTATAATCGTTGCTCATAGAAGCCAACAGCCCGTGGGAAGCCCTGGTCGCCATTAAATGCACCCAATGACCACAGTTTAGTCGCGTTACTAGAGCCAACCGCATGTTCTGGCAAAGTTGAAATGCCAATCGCGTTAGTTTTTACTGTAGCTGTAACTACTGTCGCGCTTGTAAATCCTGTGATTACGACATAACCATTAGCGTCATGCTGGTATGTCCATGTTAAAGCGCCGTACACCTCGCTGCCTTCAAGATGGACAGGTGGTGTATTACCAGAGGTTTGTGTGCTGCCAGTGGTGTGTTTATAAACATGCCCGTTGAAACGAACTTTTACATTATTAGCGTAGCTTTTTGACGCTTCCCATTCATCATAATGAACTTCTAACACTTCTCTAAAACGTATGTACCTACCAACATCTGTGCTAGCAAACAAACTTGCAGAGGCTGTTATTGTTATTCCAGAGCCTGTTTGTGCCGAAGCATACAAAGTTGTCGTGGTGTCATTCTCATCAAGGTATGGCCCATCAACAAAATCAATGTCAGCTATCGTAAAGCTCGTTGCTGTCGTTCTTGTTAGCTTTGCTGGCTCATGGCTTTTGTGCGCCAGGTAAACAACATCAGCAGATTGCGTATAATTTAATTCAAATACTTCTGTGGCGCTGTAAGTCGTAGTAACTTCTACAATCTTACCAGCAGTGCCGCCGCTTGTGTAAGTAGTAAAGCCAGTGCTATTTACGCCCGATAATGCAAACGTATTTGTAGCAGTGCTGGCTACAGTAAACTCTCGGTTGTTTAGTTCAGTCATACCAGCAACTGACTTGATAAACACCCTGTCTCCATTAGAGAAGCCATGACCGTTAGATGTTACAACTGCTGGGTTAGCCTTGGTAATTGCTGTAATTGTTTTTGCGGCCTCAGTAAGTAAGCCACCATCCTTGTAGAAACGGATATAGTTTGCACCCATTTCTAGGACATACGCTTGCTCATCACTGAACTCAAAGTTCATCAAACGAACCTTGCCACCGTCTTTAGAACGCCCAGCAAAGAATGTACCTGGTCTGCGCGTTACACCGCCAGATGGGTACACCAACATATTGTTTAGCGTTTGCGCAGCCTCGTTGTATTTCTGTAAATCAATACGGCCTTCTAGCTTTGGCGATATTTCACCAGCGCGGAAGTTGGTGATGATGCTGGATACACGGGCCATGTTACAACCTAAAGTTAGTAAAGGTGTCTGCGATTGGCTGTTCTGGGTATCCTTCCATAGCGTCTATTGATTTGGCCTCTCGTAATCTTTGTTCGTATAATCCCTGCATACCCTGCGCCAGAGTAGAACTGCCTGTAACTCCATAAGCAATTTCAGCAGCCAAGCGATGCGCTATTGTGGAAGTTAGCAAGGAATCATACTGTTCAGTATCAGCCTCGCGGCCTATGTATATAATATTGCAGACATTCTCATTAGACAAAATCTTACGGCCCTCAATCTTGTACATGACATTGCTGTCATAAGCTGCAATCTCGTTGTTCACACTGGTATCCCAGAACGACAACAACCGCAAACAGTACGGGTCTGTTGGTAAAGTGTACTGGAAGTTAAAACCAAATGCCGGAGTGTCAGTGTCTTGAGGCAATGATTTTCTGGTGACAGCTACGTTCCAGGGATGTGCGCGTAGAACTGAGTCACGGATTAACTCAAAGTTTCTGTTACAAAGCCTAGCTTCTTTAGAGTTTTCTGTTAGGGCTGTAATAGTAGCAGCGCCTAGCAAGTCTAGTGATTGGTTACATATGTCAACAACTGATGGCATGGTTTACTAGCCTTTCAACTCTAATCAGTACGCCCTTGCTTAAATTCTTCTCGCCGCCCATAACAGGGCCACGTTTCCTATATGCTTCTCTTGCTATAATCTTTAACTTATCTGTTGGTAACAATACCACAGTTTCATCATCAAGTATAAATGCCCAATGTGTTGCTTGTGTTGTAGCTATGCCACTTGGTTTGTTTCTACAAAAAAACTCCACAAACACATTTCCCGTCCGTGAAGCTACAAAATCCCTTTTTACCTCTATAGTGTTTCCACTGAGTATGCCGCCTAGCCATTGTTCAGCTATCTGACCTACTTCTAAATCCCAGCGGAAGTCTCCGCACGGCTTCATCATATCCCCTCCAAAAATGTATGGGAGGCGGCAGAACCGCCCCCCACATTGTTTAGTTTACAACGTACTGGATGACAAAAGCCATGTCACCACCAGTTCCACCTGTCGCATTGAAAGTTGCGGCAACATAGTAGAACCCGCCTGGGTCAGAACTATCACCAGCCATTGTGTACATCTTCTGGCCTGTAGTGTTTAGGTCAGCGGCCTCATAACGAAGCTCTGCTAATGCTGCACCATCGGCAACAGAAGTAGCAAAGAAGTCCTCGTCCTTAACAGCGCCAGCATCTGTGTAGATACCAACATTGTATGTGCAGCTTCCACCTAAAGCATCTGCGCCTACTTGCAAAGATACAATGGATGCGTTGCTTGGAATCGGTGCAAGCATAACGATGTCATCGTCAGTGCTATCACCAGCAGCCAAGGCTACGTTTCCCTGAGCCACACGGATTACGCCGTGCAGTTCCTGGGCATCGTTAGCGACTTGAGGGGATGCCTCAAGATTCGCTACTAAGTCTGAGTTTTTAGTAGTCATCTTTTAGCTCCTATTAGTCAGGGGTTTCGTCACAGAAGATTTGGCAAACCTTGTTTTCTTCCATGCGCACCGCACCGATGCTCATGCAATAGTAAACCTGGGTTGCGTAACCTTTGTCTGAACGCTCATCAATACGGGCAGAAATGTCTTTGCCCATACCTAAAGTAAGACCATCCTCAGCCCACACAAAACATGTGCGAACATCTGTGGCAGAAACAGCCAAGCGGTTCGACATGATAAAGCGGAATCCCATGAATGTATCCACATCTCCAGATACCAACGCCTTAACGGTGTTGAAGTCTGATGAAGTCACCTGAGTTGTTCCAAGCAAATCTTCAATCTGCTTTGGGCCAACTGCAATGTAACGTGGGATAGAAGGGTCAACGTCTGCGAGGTCTAGCTTGCGCTTTGCTTCAGTTAGCTTGGCAACAGTTAGTCCATCGTTTGATGATGCTGAACCAACAGAGTTGGCAGTTGCATCTAGGCTTGCTGAACCACTACCAGTTTCACCTGTTGAGGCTGTACCTGTTGCAGCGGCGATGATGACATCATCCATCGCACGACCCATAGCAGCCGCGGCGGCTTGGGCATATGATGAAGTGGGGTCAATAAGCATACGAACCTTATCTTGGTCGTCAATCAGGTCAGCATACTCATAGTCAGCAAGGCTCAAACGTCTACGCCCGTGTGGGGTATCAATTTGAGGCGTGTCGGCATTTCTTGATGTACGAAGCTGCGCTGTCGCTACACCAATTTGGTCGATAAAGGCATTTTTTCCAATAACATTCTCAATACGCACCGCATCACGAAGACGGGAACCCATCTGCTGTGATAGCATCTGCACGTTTGCAGAATATTGTTGTACAAAGCCCGTGGTGATTTGTGATGACATATCATGTCTCCATTGTTTTCACGGTTTAAGTTACATTAATTGCGATGCGCTACCCTTACGGACACTTCTAGGTTTTTTAGCTACCATCAAGCTATCGTCTTTCCGATTGTCTTTAGGACGGCTTTCGCCGCTACCCTGCATGACCACTTCCCAATACTTTTCAAAGAGGTGGTCAGGATTCACTACATCTCTCTGCGTACCAAACTCTAACGCAGTTCTTAAAACTTCAAGCCTTAATGAACGATAATCTAACTCATCCATGTATTTGGCTCATTAAATCCGCAACTTTCTTTACGGCTTTTTCACGGCCTATAGGGTTTTTCCTATCCCAATAAACGTGGCTTTTATCATTCATAATCGCGTCAATCTCTGCTTGCGCAGAGGCTGGTGTCATTACGCTTGACTGTGACATATCTGCAACAGTGTCTTCACTGGTCACAGATTGCCTGAAATCTGCAATTTTTGCAAATGCTTTAATAAACTCAGGGTTATCGCCTAGCTTAGAGCCGTCCTGCAAGGTAATATCAAACATCTCTGAGGTGCCAAATTGTTGCGCAGCATTAGCAGCGGCTTCTACTTTTTGGTCAAAAGCGCGGCCCCACTCTTGCTTTAAAGAAGAAACTGTTTCTTCCCTAGCAGCTTCAGCTATCTCCAGTGTTG